CTTTTTCTTAATCCTCTACCAATTGATTGTAATACTCTTATTTGAGATTTAGATGGTGAGGCAAATATAATATTATGGAGGTTAACTATATTAATTCCTGTAGAAAATGTACCATATGAACAAACTAATATAGCATCATTCTCTACTTCTGTTATAGCTCTAATTTCTTCGCGCGTGTCGGCAGGTGTTTTACCACTTACATAAAATACTTTTCTTTTACCTACTCCCCATAATCCTTCTGCGGCCGCATTAATCATTCTAAATAAAGGTTCACCATGTTTTTCTACATATTGGAATAAGACTAATGTATTACCTTTCTGATCTAATGCTAAATTTTTAATAAATTTATTTCGCGTATCATTTGTGACAAGCCAATCTACCTCATCTTGATATTTCATTTTACTTACTTCTTTACAATGTTCTTCTTTGTGTTTAAGTAATACAATATCAATGTCTATATTAGCGAGATCTCCACGATCAATTAATTCTTTTGAGGTTGTGATTTTCTTATGTGGTCCAAATAAACCTTCGAGGACAAGCTTATGTGTTTGTGTACCATCTAATGTGCCTGTTAATCCAAATCTATATCTAGCCTCAGTACATTTGGTTAATATACTTGTTAATGATTTAGCTTTAAAGTTATGTGCTTCATCACCTACAACCATACCAAACTGTTCAAAATATCCTTTTTGCATTTTATATATTGATTGCCAAGTAGATATATAAACTCTTTTGGTCTCATGACCTTTATCAAGTCCTGCCATAATTTCATGGCAATCTTCAGTTGGAAAAAACCTTTCATCATATTCTGAATATTTACAAAAGTCTGTAAACATTTGTTTGACAAGGGAAGTGGTAGGCACAATGATTAAACACTTATCCTCATTAGTCATTAAAAAATATCTCATAAGGAGATATATTATTAATGATTTGCCTGATGCTGTGGGAGATACTAATAATCCCGTTCGTTGTCTTAATCCATGCTCAACAGCTTCTAACTGATAATCTCTTGGTTCGAATGGTAGATTTAAAGGAGCTGCGCATGATATCCAATCTAATGGAGCAGGATAATCCATGCCAGGAAGGTTATATTTACTTGGAGGTTCTCTTAATACAGATATGAGTTCTAAATTTCTATCTCTACAAAAGGTTTTTATATGATTAAATAATCCAGAATATATGGATTGATCTCGTAAATTGAGTAGACGTACTTTACCATCCCATAGTTTATTACGAAATTGAGGCATGAATTTATATCCAGGAACAAAGAATGTAAAATATTCTGCTAGCTCCTGTATAATGCCTTTATCATCACAATCAACGTATAGGAATGAGTTGTCCTTTACCTTTACAGTTATCGATTCCATATCTATTTAAACACTTGCAACATTGTTTATCATTTTGTATTAATCTTTTATATAAAGCTTTCTTATCTTTATATTTATTCTCACTTATATTACGACATATGCATGCGATCATTTGCTTCCTTAGCTAATTTATGTGCATACTCTAATGCAGTCATTCCATCAGGATAGATTACATCTCGTGGTGCAGATTTTAATTTCTCTTCAGTTTCTTTAATTAATTTTTCAAATTTTTGTTTCTCAGCACAAGGTTTTAAGCCATTGCTTATACTATTATAGCTTATGAGTAATAGTTCTAATGTTTTTCTACTAAGCACCTGCCTCGAAACTCCGCCATTTAATTATGTTACCAATATTTTGGTGTCGCCATCTTATAGTACTCATAATTTCCTCCAGGGTTTCGATAAGAACCTTATCGTATTCTAATGCTGCTTGAGCTTTTTGGATATCAATATCTGCATCATAATAATAATTCATGTCACCTTTCAATGGTTTATTTAGTCCACCAAACGGATCATATTCCCATTTGTATATATCAATTTCTGGTTTGGATAACTTTCCATTATAATACAGCCACTTATTTTTAAGTAATGTTTTATAATCTAAGTCTTTTTTCTTTCTACGGATTTTAGCAATAGTAATTAATTCTAAATACTTACTATGCACACGTGCCATTCTGACAGTGGTGTCATCTAATTTTAAATCATCTATTATGGAATCTTCCTTCCACATTTTTAATACTTCTTCAATATTCATAATATACAGTTATACTTCTAATGGTTATATTATATCATAGTTTTACCTAAAGTACATAGGTGTTATACGAATTCGTAATATGAGTATTGAAATGATACAACAGCAGTAAGATATTCTGCATCAACTGTAGTAATTTCAAATGGTAAAGATGAAAGACTTGTAGGTTGAGCATCAATAAAACGTATTTGTTTTGCTACATTACTGTGTGAGCTCATAATAGTAAGTGTTAAGTCACGTACGTGATTAGTAATTGGCTGATCAGTTTCTATATTTGATTTAATCCAATCATATATCTCTTTATAATTTAAAAGATCTTCGTCAATTAAGAATGATACTTCAAGAGGACTATATACAATCTTATCTGCGGCCATTGCAGTATTAACAGATTTAAATGCTAATATTGCACCTTCAGAAGAAACGTCAGGTATTGATGCAGATTGTATAGTAAATTCGGCACCAGAATATGTTTGACTATCTAAAGACATTACAAATGATGACGGATTTAAAAAGTTAGTAGCTGGCATAATAGATTATTTATAAAAAAACCCCGCAGAAGCGGGGTTCTTTATGCGTAATTTCAGAAAATTACAGGTTAGTAACCTTACGTTTTCTGTAGTATACGTTGTTGCTATTTCCAGCAGTAACAAACGGGTTATCAGCGATGCCGTAACGAGTTTTGAATCCGATTCTTGGTTGGAAATCATTCTCACCAATTGTCTTCATCATGCTTAAAGGAACATACGGGCAATAGAACATACCAGCGTCATAAGGATTAGAACCCTTATATCCACAAGTAAAGTAGTCTACGCCTGCATATGGATCGATATACACTTTAATGTTGCCATTTAAAGTACCAGCAAGTAGAGATCCAGTTACATCTGAATCCATTTGCTGTGAACCTAATGCGCCCATGCCAGTGTCCATAACGCCAGCAGCATTTAATGCCGCAGCAACGTTGTTAGATACCATTACCCAGTTACCCTTTCCACGACGTGTAGAAACAGCAATTTGGTTACACTCATGCTCAATTGCTTGAACTAGAGCTTTGTAACGTTCAATCGACCAACGAGCGCCACCATTATCAGCAGCGTTAGTTGCATTCCATGTACCAGCAGATGCACCGCGAGTTGAAGTCACAGAGTTGATGTTCAACAATCTGATGATTTCACGATTCATTTCAGCAAGAATTTCTGTTGAAAGAATGTTCGCAAGTTCTGTCTCAGCAGAAAGACCATGTACCGCTTTAAGGTCTTGTGCTAATTCAGTTGTGTACTCAGCTTTAAGAGCACGAGACTTTGCAGTCACAGTAGTCTTATCGATTGAGAATTGCATCTCAGGAATTGCAGGTGAACCTGAAGTTCCTTGAGCTTCAGCAACCGCTGTGGTGTTACCAGAACCTGGCTGATACTCAGCAACAGTATCTGCGTCATCAGGCTGAACTTCATCACCCGCGAACGGATCATTTGAACCTTCAGAACCTGTGTCTCCAGATAGTGCACCTGAATATTCAGTGTTGGCTTCGTCGAACAATGCCTCAGCGCCAGCGGCGTGAGTACCAGTTCTACCAGCAGCAGTATATTGTGCTTTCATTGCAAAGATTAGGCCTGTTGGACCAGTCATTGGTTGAACACCAACTAGGTCGAACGCTAACATTGCAGGAGTCGCACGTCTTACTAATGATATTAGGACAGGATCCCAAATATCAACTGGACCAGCGCCTGCAGCTGCACCCGCAACCGCACCAGCACCCATAGCGTTAGCAGCAGCAGCTTCGTTCAAGCCACGCTCTTCAGCAAATGCTTTTTCTTGGTTTTCAAGAACAACAGCAGTAACCGCACGTCTGTGTGGATCGGTTATCTTGCCAGCATCTTGAGAATCAAGTACAGGAGCCCATTTTTCCTGTAGTATTTGTCTATTAATTTCCATTTAAATATCTCCTTAAAATGGGTTATTTACTAGTGCGCTCGATTGCGCTTAGATATCTCTTCATTGTATCAGAAACATCTTGTTCTTGTGAATCCTCAGTAATGGCATCAACTTCTGATGTCTCGACTGTGGTATCTTTATTAAGGTAAGATTCCTTAATTGTCGCTACTTTAGTTGCAAAAGTTTCATTATCGTCAGCTTCAACACCTTCGATTAACTCTTTTAACTTTGCTTCTTCAGTTGCCGCTAAGCCTGCGCATGCTTCAGTTACGATATCCTTACGTTGGTAAGTTTTAACTTGCTCAGCAAGTTCCATAGCTTTAGCAGTAGCATCATTCAATTGTGACTTCGCATCTTTAGCTTCTTCAGATAGGGCATCTAAGATGTCACCCTTATCTTCAGGAACATTAATGTGATGTTCACTAAACAATTGACCTAGAGAATCAATAAATGACTCTGTGATTTCAGATTTCAAAGAATGCTCAATTGCAACTTCGTTATCTTTCATCCAGTTTTCGACTACATATGTTAAGTAACCGTCAACTTTGTCAACTAAATCTTCTTTAATAGCTTCAACTTCACCTGCTAGATCAGAAGCATATCTCTCTTCTAATTTTGCAGTTTCAGAAACGATTTTAGATTTAAGTGCAGCTTCGAAAATAGTTTCAGCTTTCGCTTTAAAACCTTCAGATAATGTATCTTCGTCTTTAACCAACGCATCAACATCTTCTTTAAATTTCTTTTCAACTACGTCACCTTCAGAACCATCGTCAGACTTAACTTTCTTTTTCTTAGCCTTTCCTTTGCCCTCAAGGTCGCCTTCGTCATCAACAGTTTCATCTTTTGATTTCTTAGACTCTTTCTTAGTGCTCTTTTCTTCTACATCGCCTTCATCTTCATCACCTTCATCGTCCTCTTCTTCTTCATCGTCTTCCACTTTAGCTTTCGCTTCTGCTTTTTTCGCTGCTTCGAAGATCGCGTCAAGGCCCTCTTTAGACATTCCTGTCATTGAGGCTTGTATTGCTGATACTGTACGAGCTTCCGTAAGAGGTGCTTCTGGTGTTTCCACCGTTGCTTCTACTTCCGTATCCTCTACGATAACCTCTGCTACATCTTCAACAA